CAACTGCAACATCTTTTGGAACAAGACCAGCCAGACTTCTGATTTCATCTGGAGACATTGATTCCAAGACCTTACTTGCAACCAATGGTGACAAAGAATTTATATTGTCGTTTATTATTTGTGCTTGTGTCTTGACTTGTGAATCCATTTCTTCTCTTCCCATCAATTGTCTGATTTCATCCTTTGTCAGATTCTGACTCATGATTGCTTCTGTGAATTCAAACTTCAATGGTTCAACTGGTTGAATCACAAACTCTCCTTGCTCTCCTTTGAGATTTCTCAAGTTGGTGAATATGTTGTTGAAGTTTATCTGTCTGTTCTTGATGTATGTGTTATTGAAAATCTCATAAGCATCACGAATCTCTGTTCTTCCACCAAGTTGTCCTTCTGTCTTCACACCCATAAGTGATGGAGAGACAATCTGATGTCCAGCATAGATTTCTTGTTGCACAAGATTGTTCACATTGGTGAAGTCTTCCTTTGTCAATTGTGTTGTTCCCAAGTCAACTATTTCTGCTGAATTCTCCTTGCTCTTGTTGAACATGATGACCACTCTCTGACCTTCACTTCCAGTGAACTTCTTCAAGAGTCCCTTCTCAACTTCTCCTCTCTTCTCTTCATTAAGTGGGTCTCCATTGTTAAGATTCACAAGTTTTGAAGATACCCACTGGCGATTGGCATTTCCAAGAATGTGTCTTGAAATCTGAATGTCTGCTTCCAGATAATTCAGACAAGCAAAGTATGATGGAAGTGGATAGTATTCAGAAGAAGGATTGTATTCTTTGTAGTAAAATATCTGTGAACCAGTTGGATTCAATTGATTAAATGCTGGATATTCTCTTGCCTTCTCTCTCATGTCCATCCAGTCATTCTTGACATAGAATGTCTGCAAGTCTTTGCTCACTCTTACCTTGTGGAATTCAATGTGAAATACATCACTAATCTTTCCAAGTCTGTTCCAGATAACTTGAAGATAATATCCTCTGTAAAGTTCATCATCAAGTATGCATCTTCTCAAGACATCATTCCAATTCTCTCCAAGTGTATTTGCAACTCCTTTGTCTTCAAATCCCGAACCGAAAACATAATTGCTTTTTGATTTGACAATGGCTGAATGTTTTGGTGACTCATTGAACAAATCAAGAAGGTAGTTTGGATAGTTGTTGTTCTTGCCAAATTCAATATAGTTCTTCCCTTTCTTCTCCTCAAACTTGGGTTGTTTGGCTTGGTCAAATTGCAGTGTGATATGTTGATATGTGTTATCCATTGTAAGTCACAAATGTGTTTGATTGTTGATTGTATGATGTTGGAGCATATTCTGTCGCTGGGTTTAAGTACATGAAACCGATTTCAACTGGAGCAGAATTCTCATAGTCAAAGTTTTGAGTCAATGTTATTGTCTCATAGATTGAATATGTCCAGAATCCAGTCTCACTATTCAAGAACTTTGAATTCACTACCAGAGAAAACTTGTCATATCTTGCATCACTACTTGTATTGGTCACTCCAAATTGAACAATCTCTTGTGTGATTCTGTTCTGAAAAACAAAGTAAAAATAAGGATTTGCAAGGGAACATTTTTCCGTTGCAGTGAAAAAGATTGTCTGTGTTTCTCCTTTGGTCAGTGTTATCATAAACTTAAAAAACCCACCAATACACTTGGTCTTGGTGGGTCTCAATTTAGTTTTTCAATTTTGTATCTTATGCAGTACCAAGATTCTCAAGTGTACTTGCAATGTTGCTTGGTACAATCAAGAAGTCTTCTCTCTCTTGACTTGAGAAGGTGAGAAGGTATCCGTTTCTGTCTTGGAGACTCGTTCCACTTCCCGCTTCTGTTGTCTCCAACTGAAGACCGAATTCTTTACCATACATTCTGAAACTTCCATCTCCTTCTTTTGTCACAAAGGTCAATCTGTTCTTTGCCAAAGTAGTCACGATGTTTCTCACATCTGCTGAACGACTATTGATTGGGAAGATGACTTGATGTGTAAAGAAGAATGTTCCATTCTCAATTGATGAAGTGATACCATTGTTTGCAGTTGAAGTTGCTCTTGGTACTTCAAACTTCCAGAACTTCTTTCCAGAAGTCTTATTCAATGCAGTCACCACACCACTTGCAGATGTTACCAAAGAATTTCCACTTGCATCATACAAGTATGAATTCTCAATAAGATAGATGGTTTCAATTCCACCTACCGATTCGCGGCAAGTAATTGAATAACCAGATGTAATTGCACAACTCATGTTATTATATTTAAGAGAGAGAGACCGAAGTCTCTCTCATGTTTTTGAAATTAGATTGCTGCTTTGAATTTCACTGCTTCTGAAGTGATTCCGACATTCACTCCGATTTTAAAAGCAACTCTGAATCTTACGTCCCCATTGTCTTTGCTATACCACATGGTGTAGTTTTCTTCTTCTGCTTCAAGGTCAACTGCCATTGCCATGTTGCTCAAAGATATTGCATAAGCATCTCCAGTTCCGTTCAAACCATTTGTTGAAATGATTTCAATGTTTGTTGCTGGTAAGATGAAAGAACTTGCATTTGCATCTTGTGGATTGTAAGAGAATAAATTCAATGCTCTGTAAGCCATGATAAGTAATCTGTACCAATCATTTCCAACAAAGATTTTTACATCTCCTTTTGCCATTACTGCTGCTGGAATTGCTTTGTAGATTCCTTCTGTTGCAGCAACTACATTTGATGCAGTGATTGTGCTTATTGTAGCAACTCCAGTGTATCCAGATACATTCGCATCTACTGGTGAACCAGCATCAATCAACTTCATAAGACCATCAAACTTGTTCAAGTTTGCTCCACCAGAACCAGTGATGTCACCTTGCCAAAGTGCAGTCTCAATTTGTGCTGCAATTCTTAAATTCTTTTTAGCAAGAAATGCTGCTTGGAAGTCTGCATTTCCAAAGTCCTCATATGTGCTACCTTGTCTCAATGCTTCTTGTGTGAAGTATGCTTCCAAATCTTTAGGACAGATGCTCTCTTCAACTTTAATCTTTCCAACAGTGATTGTTCTCTGTGTGAAACTCGTCGTTCCACTTGGATTCCAAGAACATGAATCACTTTGGAATACTGCATCAGTGTCCATGATAGGAACTGCAACAACAGACTTTGCATTTGGAATCACAATTCCACCATCCATGATAAGTTGTTGTGTCTTTGCTTCAATTACTGCTGAAGTCAAAAGTGGTTGAACCAGTTGTTTTGTGTATGCACTTAATGTGCCTAATGATAATGACATTTGTCTTTGGTTTAATTATTTTTTACTGAATAGGATATCGTAACTATTTTCTTTCTTTTCTTTGGTTGCAAAAGTGTTGCTTGACTTTACTGCTTCATCAACTTCTCCAGTTGGTGAATCTGCAAGTTGTTGTGTCAAATCTTTAAGAAGACCAATCACTTTGTGTGCATTGTTCAACTTGGTTTCATAGTCTGCAAATCTTTGCTCATATTGTTTGAACTTCTCCTCATAAGAAGAAAACTTCTCAAGAGTTGATGTTTCAAATGCAGAAAACTTTGCAGTCATGTCTTCTTCTTTCTTTCCTTCAACTTCAATTTCAACTTGAGCAGTTGGTTCTGCTGGTTTGATTTCTGTGATTGCTCCATTGTCTCCAAGAACAATTGTTGTTCCATCCTCAAGAATATGCTCTCCAGTTGGTGCTGGTATTCCATCAATGGTGACAATTCCACCGATTGCAAGTTCTGTGACAGATACCATTGTGCCGTCTTTCAACATGGCATCAATGAATTTCTGTTGTGTTTGATTTAACATTTCATCAAATGCTAACTTCAAGTTTTTGATTATTTCTGTTGCCTTCATATTGTGTAGTGGTTTTAATCTGTGATTATTTCATTTAACAATTTTTCAATCTTCTTCAAAGTGTTTTCTTCCATGCTCATTGGCTTGTCATATTCAAACATACCTTCAACTGAAAATCCTTTGTAGTCTCCAGACTTGACAGACTTCCAGACCTCTTCATTCTCCACATAAAATGAACCGAACCATGAACCATCTGGAACATTTTCAAATCCTTTCATTGGCAAGATTCCCCTCTCTGAATCTGTCAACCAAGATTCAAACATGGTAACTCCTTCAACTTTTTGTTTTGGGTCATGCATCAGATTCACATTCTGGTTATACTGCTTCTTTGCAAACTTGATTGCTATTGCTTTGATAGTATCAGCAGAAAATTTGACATAATGTTCACCCAATTCATTGTTGCGATATATTAATTCTTCTGCAATCATCAATGCTCCAGAGATGATTCTCTTGTCTTCATTCACAATGGAGAATCTTTCTTGCTTTCTCATCTTGTCAATCTGTTCCAACTTTCTGGTTGCCCATTCAACACCAGCATCACCACCCCATGCCAACCACATAAGTCTTCCACATCCATCACCAAGTTCTTTCTGTGAATTCTGTCTGTGTCTTTCAAATCCAGACATTCTTGCAATTGTGTCTCTGGAGATTGGTTCACCATTGGCAAGTTGATTTGCTCTTGCCTTTCCTACTGGAGTTCCACATTCTCCCCATCCATTTTCTTCAGCCCATCTCAATGCAATCTTTGCGTTCTCTTGCGCCTGTTTTGGGTAATCGGTATAAGATTGAAAATTTTGTGTTTGTGTTTGATAACTTTTGACTTTTGCAAGATGGTTATACATATAATCTACATTGTGAACCATTCCTACTAATTTGTCAATCTCTCTCATTAAATCAACAAAATCATCTGTTAAAATTTCAACTTCAATAACTTGCTGAGTAGTAGCAAAGTTTTTGGCTATTACCTCCTTTTCAATACCGAAAATACTATCAGCAATTTGTGCCGCAGACCTTACCATTCCTTGTTCATCTATTCCAACATTCATAGAAACAAGATGCGTAAAAGTAGCAATTGCACCAGGACACATATCAAAGTGTTTTGGTGTGTATTCGTAAATACTTAACTCAGCATTAAATTTATTTTGCCACTTTGAAGAACAGATTGCAACTGCTTGGTCTTGGTCTTTCCCTTCTCCAACATTGTAGGAAATACATCTGGACATGAAGTCTGAT